TAGTTGTAATGCTTCTTTTTGCACTGCTTTTTTAGCTTTTTTAAAAGCATATGGGGTTGCATATTGCATTCCTGTACCCGGGGTAAATGAAGCAGCACCTGCTCCACCGCCAGTTGTAGACATTTCCTCTAATTCTTCTTTAGTAAGTTGAGATTTTAATTGAGCATAAAATGCTGGGTATTCTTTTCTTAAATGAGTTCTAAATCTATTAAATTCTCTTTTTAATTCATTAGATATATCTCTTAATATCTCATCATCTCTTACAGATTCACCTTTAACTAATTCATTAGCAGCATCCCTAGTTGCTTTTAATTGTTTGATTAATACTGAAAATGAAGGCAATTTAACTATTTTATGTGAAATTCCACCTCCTTCAGATTCATAATCAGCATCTGTTTTAAAATAAGTATCACCATCATCAGATATAAAATCTCTATCATCCCAAGGACCATATCTATCTTCAATCCAAGTTATTAATTTTGGATCAATATCTTTTCTTTTAACTTCTTTTATCAAGCCAATTATTTTTTCTACTATGCTATCCATTTGATTTTGTTAATTCTTCTATTAATGAATGGTATTGTAACAAATCAACTAAGTGATCACTTTTAATGGTTGTTTTTTTATTTAACTCACTAATCAAAGAATTAACTTCATTTAATTTAATCTTAATTACTTTACTTTCTGTTTTAGCAATTTGAGATTTAATTGATTCTTTAATAAAAAGAACTTCTTTATTATAAAATTCTTTTAATGATGGTGTGTTATCTACAGACTCAATAAATTCTTTAAGAATATTCTTTTGTCTAGGGTTTAATGTTGAGTATTTATCATTAAATTTTTCTAGTAATACATAATATGTTAATGTACGAATATCTTTATCTTGAGATTTAAACTCTTCAATTACATCTTCTTTAACATTATCTCTATTTATATCTTTAGATGTTAAATATTCTAATAGTGTAACTTTATTATCTATAATTTGATTTGGGTCTATTAATTTTTCTGTGTTGTATGTTTCTAATAAAGTATACAATGAAGCCTGTGCTTTATAATCATTAAGTTTTGTTTTAAATAAATCTTCAACATTATAGTGAGCTTTAAGTTCTTTTATAAGATTGTATTTTTCTTTTCTAATCCTAGTTCTATTAAGTCTTTTTGAAGATTCTAATATGGTATCTAAAACTGTACTAGCTCTAGTACTATCTAGATTTTTAGATTTAAATATAGTTTCATACAATTTATATTCTTTCCCTAACTCAGTATTTACAAAGTGGGATTTTAGAATGTTAATAGCTGGTGAATCTTTTCCTGACAGGGTTTCTGATGTAATTTTTCTTACTATTACCTCGAATAAAATGCCTGTATTCCTGAATTTTGAATGTTTTATATACATCAATCAATATTTTTTTATAAATATACTAAAATTATTGTTCCTTAATATTTGACTCGTCAAGAAGCGAACTTTTTGCGGGTTTATCTTCAAATACTAACTTTTTACCTGTAGGGATAGATTTTAACATGGATTGATGCTTTGCAAAGTGGCTATTATTTTCTAAAGCCATACCACTTTTATTTGTATCATTATAATCCTTTTTCATACCTTTAGCACCTAATCTATCTTTACCAAAATTATCATCTTGTGTGTTTCTTTTAGAAGCTTTTTCTTTTGGTCTACCTAATACATCTTTATCTCCATCTTTATCATATGTTTCAGGTTTAGGAACATCACCTGGGTTTGAATACATTCTACCCTTACCATATAGTGAAGCTAAATCATGAGGTGTACCATATGATTTGCCAGTTTCAACAGGATCATTACCTTCTGCTTCTATTTGGTCTATTCTAAATTTACGTTTAGCATCTTCTCTAATCAAATCTCTAAAATCATCATATTGGTCTTCACTTAAATGGAATAAATGGTCGTAAATGAAATCAGAAGGAAATAAATTAGTTTCAGTCATTTGAGCTGCTAAATCCATTTTTTCTTTCATTAATGCTACCCTTTCTTGATCATATATAATTGATGGGGTAGTTAATGATAATTCAAAATTAGCTAATTGTTCATCTCTATAGCCCTGAGTGTATAAATGGACTAATCCTATTTTATATAATTCTGATACTATAATTCTTTGTATTCTTTCAATAGTACGTGCAAATCTAATATCTTGAGCTGCTAGTGTTGCTTTACCATCCGTATTTTCATCATACCCTAAAAATGCTTTTGGTACTTTTAAGGCAGCAAATAATTTATCTCTTAAATATTCAACATCAGCAATCCCATCCCATTGTAACCCGTTTGCACTTTCAATTTTAGTACTTGAATCATTACCTCTAACAGGAATATAATAATCTTCTAAAAGGTTTTGCATGTTGTATCTTAAGTTATACTCTCCAGTTTTCTCATCTACGTGAGGAGTACGTTTAAGTTTACTTAATGTTTTTTCCATAAAGGCATCTACCTCATTTGGAGGAATTGACCCAACATTCATATAAAAGATACGTTTTTCAGGTGCACGAACAATTCTATGAATTAACATAGCATCTTCCATTAAAACATACTGTTTAAATAATTTACGAGCAGGCTCTATATATGATCTACCATAAGGTAAAAAGTTCATATCTGTTAATAGACGAAAATGAGCCATTTCATAGTTGTCAAATATAATAGAGCGGGAATTATTAACTCCCGCATTTGGTACACTCATCATACCATAATCTGATGCTGATACTCCTTCTGGGTCAAATCTAAATTTAACTTCAGTTGGGTTTTCACCATCTCCCTCCATTCTTTCAATATGGAAAGCAGTATAAGGTATTACATTATATACTCCATACTTTTCAGCTATTTCTAATTTTAAGAAAAAATCTCCATATTTAGCTAAATTTCTAACCCAAGGCCAAAGATTAAATTCAATATTTAAAACATCATAAAATAAATTATATAATATTTTTTGGATGTCTTCATCAGAAGATTTAATTTGTAGCACTTCACCCATATCATTTTTAAGGGTAGACTCATCAGCTATAATATCTAAAGCAGATGCAACAATAGCATCTGTATCCATTGCATCATATTCTGAGTATAGCATAGGTCTTAAATACTGGTAGTTAAAACCAGCTTGTTGACCATATAGTGATGTTGAAGAATTTGAATAGATTCTATTAAATCTATCTACTAGTGTGTTTGTTTCAATTTCTCCACTTTGCTGGATTTTGTTAACATCGAAAACTTTAAGTTGGCTGCCCCCTACATTACGAATTATTACGTCTGTAGAAAATAACCTTCTTAATCTTGGGAATAAACCTGTATCTGCCATTTTATTTATTTATAAATATTATAATAACCATCCTATATCATGAGACTTACCATTTATTTTCATCTCATATGGATTTTCAATTGAATTGTTTGCTGAATGTCCTCCACTATATGTTACTTTATTAGATTTTACACTACCTAATGTTGCCCTTGTCATATCTAAACTCTGCTGTTGGAATTTTAATGATGTGTCTCGTAGAAACATACCAATCCCAAATGACATAACCAAGTCATCGTTATAACCAGTTTGAGCTTCTGGTCTTCCGTTTTTCCAGATAAATACCTTCATTTCTTCTATTAAACGTTTTGACCTAATTACCACAGATTTATCTCCTACAAATTCTCTAAATTTATTAATACAAAGAGGTCTTGTTCTCATTGACATTGTAAACCCAGGTACCATCTCTGAATTTCCTTCAAATACTCTTAAAAATGACTCAGCCGTTAAGGCATCGGATTTGGGGGATTGGTATAAATTTTTATATCCTCTTTCTTGTATCGCATCTAAGGTTGCCCACCCTATATTAGCATTTTCTACTACTAACATAGCATTATTATATTCTGTAGATAAACCTGTTAAAAAATATCCAAATTCTTTAGGGGGCATTTGTCCTTTATATTCTGCTACTTGTGTATTTGTAGCTATATCCATTACATGGCAGGCTGAATAATCTTTACCATCACCCCGTGCAACATCTGCTACAACCATATATTCTCTAGAATAATCAGCAGATTCCCAAACCCATAAATTTTGGTCTACTCCTCTTCTTTCCATAGGCTCTTTAATAGTAGTTTCATTTAAAAACTCAATCCATTCATTGTAAAATACAATATCACCTGATGTACTAAAATCACAATCACACTCTTGAGCTGCCATTCTAGGATCTCCTAATAATTCATTTTGGCTATCTCTCCACTCCTGGTTTCTTTCAGGGTGGACAAACCAAGGTAATTTAATAGGTATAAATTGATTTTCATTAGCTTCTGCATTAACCCAAGTTTTATGGAACCAATTTCCGGTACCATAGGGAGTACTTAATACTATAGCACCCCCACCAGTTGCTAGTGTTTGTTGAGCTGATGCCCAAATCTCACCAATATTATCAATAAAGGCTGCTTCATCTATTAATAGTAAAGATACTGCTTCTGATCTACCAGCATCACTACTAGCTGATGTTGCCTTAATTATAGATCCATTATTTAATCTAAGTGATAGTTTGTTATTTTCTTCTGCTTTTATAGATAACCATGATGGTAAATTGTCATACATGAATTTTACCTTAGTAACCATGTTACGCGCTGTTTCTTGTTTAGTCGCTATACATAACACGTTTTTATCCTTATGAAACAACATTAACCATAAAGAATAACCGGCTGATAGGGTTGATATTCCTAATTGTCTTGACTTTAATATTATTGAATAAGGATTATCTCTAACTAAATGTAAAGTTTTTTCTTGAAAAGGATATAAATTAAACTGGATTCTACCTCTTTGAGGGTGTTGAATAAAACAGTATTTTTTCATAAAATGAGCTGGGTCTTGAGCACATTTCATATATTCTTGTCTTATTATTTTTTTTAAATCTTCAGCCATTTATTTTTTACCTATTTTCATATAATAACTACCTGATATAATAGGTTCAAAGTTTTCATTAACACCTATCCCTAAACCATATATGTTTTTTCTTTTTGATTTGTATAATATTCCCCCACCTAAATAATTAATTTGTGATGATCTACCTGCTATATTTAAACCCCAATAAAATTCTCTATTATTTAAATAAATCTCTTGAGTTAGTGTTTTTGTAGGGATTAGTATATCTGATTTTATTTGTCTTGAAAATATTCTATTTTGGGAAATTGTATCTGTTACAGTTACAACCCCTAAAGAATCCAATACAATTTTATCTACATAAACATTTTTGGCATAGTATTCTTTTAATACTTCTAATGTATCTATAGGAGTATTTATTATAATAGTATCATTTTCATATACTGTTACTATTTTTTCTACCCATTTAGGTACATATTCTATCTTGTTAATAGTAATAGTATCCCATTTAGTTTCAACCTTTGTTATAATCGTAGGTTCAATAATAGTTGGATCAGAAGTACAACTCCTTTGTAATAAAAGGAGTACAACTAAAACTACAATAAGTAGAAATTGGATATTTTTAAAGAAGACCTTCAAGTTCTTTTTTAATTTTAGTTAATTCTCTTAGACGATCCGTAAGTTTTTGTTTTTCAGAACCTTCAGCATTTTTCCACTTTTTTACTACTTTTTTCATTTCAGCAGATGTTTGTTGAAGTTTTGATGCTAATTTAGATACTGAGTCTCCTTTTTTAGCTCCTTTTATAGCTTTCTTATCCATTACATCCTCATCATCTTCATCTTCTTCTTTCATAAGGTCTTGAGTTTTTTCTAATTCCTTATTTAGGTCAGCCTGTGCATCGGCTTTAGCACTAATTTCATCTGCAGATTCTGCTTCTAATAGTTCAAGGATTTCTTCTTTAATTGATGCTTTTAATTCTGATTTCTTCATTAGAGTATTTTTGTTATAAATATCACAAAGAAATTGACTGTTTAACTAACTTTATACGTTCCTCTGTTGAACCTTTTATTTCAATTAAGTTTTTTATCTTATGTCTGTACTTAATAATTAAAAGCTGTATGTTTTGGTCAATTAATTTTCTATATTCAGCATTAGTTTCTCTAACACCATTATTTTCTATATCAACACCTTCAGGTGAAACATAAAATATATAATCATATTCATCTAACATATTACTAGCAAATGAGCAAAAATCATCTGCTTCCATGTAATTCATAGACTTAGAACATTTAGCAAACGCCATCACATCAATAATAGTTCTATCTGTTATAATATTATTTTGCATTAGTTCACTAGCTCTTTCAGCTAAAAATACAGACTGGCCTTTTACGGTACTATCTGTGTTTAATGGGATTCCCATTTCCATAAGATATTTAGAACGTTCTGTTCTAAATTTATAATTTTTTAATTCTGGTAGTTCAGATAAAGCATTAACTAAAGTTGTTTTACCTACTGACATTGTTCCACAAAAACCTATTTTCATAACTTATTTATTTTATTTCCAAATATAAATAAAACTTTGATGATATCCAACTTCAACAAAGTGATTATTATATCCTTTTGATATTATTGATTTTACAAATTCTAATCTTTTTTTATCTCTATCTTCTGGTGAAATTGTAGTATCCTCATGATATTCAATAAAAATTTTTGAAATTTTATCATATATAGCTTTTGGAATTTGGGGTAAAATTTTAATTTCATGTCCCTCAATATCAACTTTCATATAATCAATATGTGTAATTTTATTAGAATACATAAAATTTTCTAAAGTAATACAAGGACGTGAAACATTATCCCACCAATCAGGCCATTTGGGTATGTCTATTTCTCCATCATAGTCTGCAATTGCTAAATTAAAATTCTCCCATTTATCTGATTTATTCATTTCTAATGCCTCGTATACTCCTGGGTCAGGTTCAATGCAATATAATTTAGAGGCCCCTGATAATTCTGCTCTTAAAGCTGATAGTCCTATATTTGCTCCTAAATCTAAATAAACATCACCGGGTTGAACACCAGGTCCATATTTATTTAACTCATCATGGATTAAATTCCCCCAAGCCATAGCACCTTCCCAGCCATAATTAATACCTACATCTTGATGTCCTTTACTAACATCCCAGCTTGACATATCTATTAATTTTCCATCTTTTGTATAAAATTGTTTACCGTTTCTTATCATTATATACTATATCTTTCTGTGCCCAACATTATTTTTAATACGTTTTCGGGGATTGCTGATTCTACATAGGGATCTAACTTAGCTATTGCTTGAGTAACATCTTGTGCTATAATCGGCACTGTTTTAATTGTTCCTCTATCAACATATCTACACTCATATAATAAATTATCTTTTATTTTAGATAAACCCAATAATTTTATTTCTAATATCGCTGTATTTATGTTTATTTCCTGTAAAGAAGCTGCTAATTCTTGGTCTTCCTGTTTATATTTTTTTCTAATACTCATAATTAAAATGGTAAGTTTTTTGGATCTAACTGTGAAGATCCCATTCCTATTCTATAACTATCACTATCAAAGTGCTGTGTTGATACTTCAAATATACAACTTCCTTCTTCGAGAGCCAACATTTGGTGAGGCTGTCCTGGCATTAAATGTATACAATCTCCTTCTGTTACTTCAATTGATTTATACTCAGCATCCTCAGTATCAATATATTTGTACAAAAATTTTCCTTTAGAGATGTACCATGCTTCATCTTTTAATAAATGATAATGCATTGAAAATGATTTATCCTTTTTAAATACTAATAACTTACCGCAATAGAATTCATTATTAATTATCCATAACTCATGACCCCATGCTTTTTCATGAATTTCTCCTTTATAAGGCATTGCTTCTAATGTGTGGTCTCTCATATTAATGTCTTGATGTTCCCTTCCCAGCTGATGTTTTGTACCAAGGTAAACCTTCTCTTTCCTTCATTATATCCTTAAACTCTTCCTCAGAATATTCAATCCCACTTAAAAAGTATCCCCTTTTAAACTCTGATTGTTTATTGATAGGTACTATTGCTGGTGAATCGTATCTGTGATGTTTAAAATGTTCTTCACCTTCTAATCTAATTAAATAATGTCTAGCTCCTTTATATTTAATTACTTTTTCTTCATAAAATTTACTGCTCATAATTTTTATTTATTTAATTTATTAGTATTTTTTTTAGGCATTGTTAATCCTCCTATAGTATGTATTTTATTATCTTCTTCAGACCAAGGTCCAGGTTTATCAGCCCATTCTAAAAAATCATTTATTTCTTTTTGGTCATTTACAATTTGTTCTGCTACTAATGTCCCTTGAGCACCTGATACTGTAATGCCTCTTGCACTTAAAGCATCACCTACAAAATGTACATTAGGGTATGTAGTTAAACTTAAATCATTATAGTTAACTAATGGTTCAGGTGACAAATATTTTACTTCAGGTACATAAATACCCCAATCATCTTTAAGTGTTGGGAATACTTTTTTCATATCTTCAATAAAATCTTCTATGTAATCATAATAACCTTGAAATGCATCTTTAACTTGATCTAATGATTTAATAGGCATAGCATCAACTTTTATACCTTCACTTGTCATTCCTGCTTCACGAGTAGGTGAATAATATAAACCTGTATGAGTCTTACGAGCAAATCTACCTTGGCCTTTACTATTATCAAACCAAGTTTCATTTACAGCTTTAACTAATTCTCTTGACCAGGTAAAAGGTTCATCAATACCTTGAATTTCCATTAATATGCCAAAATTGGTCATATTGTTTCTATGTTCTTCTCCTTTTTTAGCGTGTCCATTGTAGCTAACATCCCCATACGTTTGCTCAACGGCAACATAAGCTGCGTTGTTGTTAGTACAGAATGAACGTAATGATACTCCTTTGTCTTCGAATTTACGATACAATTTGAAATCATAGCTTACATCAATAAGTTTTTGAAAGTGTTTTTGTGGTGCTTCAAATCGGACACCAATTTGTACTGGTTTTGGTTCAGTTGGTAGTTCATATTTTTCAGCTAATTGTTTACCAAAGTCAATACCTGATTTACCTACACCAAATATTAGACGGTCATATTCAAATGTATGTGTTAGATCAGATTGTAGTACTATTACAGTTCCTGTTTGGTTTTCAAAATCAATTGAAGTTACCTTAGCTTCCCATTCAAATTTAACACCTTTAGATACTAGATAATCATACCAATTTTTTCCAATTTCGTGTAGGTAATCTGTACCAACGTGCCATACAGGGAATAAACGTAAACCAAAATAGGGTTTAATAAAATCTGGTTCT